ACCTGATTGAGTACAAATAATGTCAGATATAATTTCATTTAATTTGATATATGGATTGGAAATGGGTGTTTTTCCTTCATTTAATCCAACGGGTTTTACAAAAGCTCCGTGTGTAGATGGTGTTGATACAAAATCCCAACACAATAATTCAAAATCATCTTCTACCTCTACTTTACCTTCACCTAATGGTTTTACGGAACCCATACCTCTGGAAGAAATTCCAACTGTAATATTATTTTTAAATAATTCTTTTAAAATATTACCTGAGGGGGTAGGTAAAATTTCTATACTACCCATTAAATCATTTCCTTCAAAATATAATTCTTTTATATTATGAGAAGCATTTTTTAAATTAATTACTGATGATTCTGGATGGTCTAATTCACCTAAAGCTCTATTTTCTTTAATAGGACCTTCAATGTATTTATCTACTTCTCTTTTTAAAATTTCAAATGGATATCTTCTACCATTATGGTTAAATTCTTCGGCACGTTGAACAACACCATTAACAATCATATTTTTGTTACCTGAAATGCCTTCAGTAATTTGGGTGTTCTTCGGGGTGAATACCGAATATTCTATTAGTAGTGTTTGAGCCATTATTTTTCTATTATTCTTACGTCAGCGTCAGGTGATTTTTTTTGCACCGATATTGCTGTATCTTCATCTTCAACTTCAATAGCTTCTTCTTGGGATATTTTATATGCTTCTAATCTATCTTTTAATTCGTTTACATCTACCCCGTATTGTTCAGCATATTTTTCATAAATGGATTCACGTTTAACCGCCATTTTTTTAGCAGCAATTTGTTCATCTTTTTTTATTCCAGTTCCATAATTAGTTTCTTCAACCTTTTTTTCTGCCATTGCTCTAGGTCTAGTTTCAATTTGAACATCTACTATTTTTTTAGAATTACCATCGTAATCCTCAATCTCATTACCTTCTCTATATCTGCTTCTTAATTGATTTACAGGGATAGTACCTATAAAGGTAGCTTCATTGTAGTAATTATTTCCTGCTAATTTGAATTTAACAACATGTTCGCTGTCGATGCCTTGTTCTTCTAATTCTTCTTCTTCTAGTGGAGAAACACTACCCATAACTTTGGATACTTTCTCATAATCTTCACCATGTTCACGAATTATTTTCCCTGCTTTTTTTTTTAAATCCTCTATAGATTTTGCAGTTACTTCAATAGCATGTTCAGTCTCACCTTCCATTTGAGGAATTAACAGTTGTTGGTAAAATTGAGGGTTTTTAGTAAGGTTTTTTAATACTTTCTTTTGTGCTTTTAATACATCATCTTTAGTAAGATCATCTATATGCATACTATCACCAGCATTATCCGCAATTCTATTCCCCATTGCATCAATAACAACACCTAATTCATAATTCATACCTCTACTATATTCATATGGGTTAACCATATCAATAGTTTTGGCAAAAATTTCAACTTCTTGTTTACCAGTTGATAATTTTTTTTCCGAGATTATACCTTTATTTTTTAAGATTTTTACAGTATCCTTAAAGTTATTATTTGAAGTAATAAAAGGTAAATTTATATCTCTACGAACTTCGTATAAAAATTTTTGCTGTGTAACCTCTTCAGCTAGTACCTTATTGTATAATTCTTGTGTTGTCATGTATATAAATATTTATCGTCTTTGTCCTCTGTACTATTCGGTTAATCCTTTGATTCTATTATTTAAATCCTGTAATTTTTCATTAATTTTTTGAATTGCATTACGTGTACGATTTAAATAAGTCATACCTTCATTACTTGATTTTAATTCAGTTCTCATTCTTTCCGTAAATGATACTACTTTAGACATTTCATCTATTTTACGTCTAATTTCACGTACAGCTATATGCAATTGTTGTGTTGGTGTACGGAATTGTGATTCTTTTTTAAATTGTGAGTATCTTGCTTCCCTTAGTATATCAGGTTTCATAAATTCCGAACCTTCTTCATCTTTATACAAACCAAATGCCGCTACTATTTGATCCTGAAGATTTTCATCTCTTAAATCAGCAATAATATCAGCAAATCTCTGTGCTCCTATATCATGAATTAATTTTATAAGTATAGACCTTGATACTCCTCCACTTGCCTCATCTATATTTTCATTAGTCTGAAATCTTTTGTATTCTTCAGGATAATTTTTTCTAATATGAGTTCTATATCTATTAAACTCAGCTTTAATTTTGGTAGCTATATCATCTACAACCTCATCATCAGTTTTTCTATCTAAAGTTGCTATTGCTTTTCTTAATTCATCAAATTCTTTGTATACTGAATCAAAAGCGGGAACAGCTTCTACACTCCAAGCAAGTGCACCTGTTTCAGGATCTACATCTGTTACAGTATATTTTGTTCCTTTTGAAATATCCGTATCTCCTACTTTCCATTTACCATCAGCATATTTAGCTAATTCTAATACAGAAGCAGCATCTTGAGTATCCATATCATATCCAGTGTTATCACCAGCCCATGCTTGTGAATCTGTAAAATCAGTAATAGGATTAAATTTTAAAGCTTTTTTAGCCTTTTCAAATAATTGTTTATAATCTATAAATTTAGATTTTCTGTTAGGAGTAGAAGGATTGGGAGTAGTAAAAGGTTCTCCAATTTCATCTAAATCATCAAAAGCTGGTAGTTTTAGTCCAATAGCTGCTGAGGCTTTTTTTAGGTTATCAACGGCCTTTTTTTCATCAGATGTACCCTTAGCATTTTTATACATTGTCATAGCTATAATGTAATTAGTATTTCTTTCAGATCTACTAGATTCAGATAAAGGTTTACCTTTTTCTCTAGCGAAATTTTGGATTTTTTCTATATCTACAGGTTCAGATCCTTTAAAGAAAGCTATTGGAATTTGTTCACCTTCTATACTATTTACAGTATTTTTTATTTCCTCATATTCAGTATCTATATTTTGCAGTTCTAATTCATCATATAATTGATCAAGTTGTTTTAATACATCAATTTCTTGTCGAGAATTTTTAGCTTTAAGAAATAAATTTACTTTTTCCTTAAATTTTTGTAAATCTTCACCAGAAACTGTGGTGTCTTCTTTGCGAATATTTTTTTTAAAAGATTTAGGAGTAGCATATTGTGCTCCCGTACCGGGTGTAAAAGAAGCACCAGTACCAGTAGTGCTCATTTCTTTCTTTAAACCTTTTATCCTAATTTTTTTCATACTACCTTTATTTCCCTAGAAAGTTCAAGGTATTGTAGTAATGCTACTAAATGATCGTCTTTAATTTTTCTAGATTCTAAAATAGGTTCGATAAGGTTTATAACTTCCTGGATTTTGATTTTAAGTGCTGGTTCTTTTATTTTGTCTATATTTTCTTTTAATATAGTTGTTATAGCTTCAAATTTAGAATTTAAAAATTCTTTAAGTTTTGGAGCATCCGTTGCACTATTTATATATTCTTTTAATACTTCTTTTTGTTCTGTAGTTAAACCATCAAATTTAGTATTATATTTTTCAAGCATTAATTTATAAGTAAGCGCACGTGTTCCTTTGTCTAATTTCATTAAATCCTCAACTAAAGGAGTTAAAGACATTTTAGTATCAGGATTTGAAGTAATATGCTCTAAAATAGTAATTTTTGATGTGATAATAGATTCGGGGTTTGCAAATTTTCTATTATTATGTGATTCTAAAAGAATGTATGTTGATGCTAAAAGTTTATAGCTTTTAATTTTAGCTTGAAAGAAATCAACCATATCAAAGTTTTCCTTTATTTCCTTAATAAGGTTGTATTTCTCTTTTGACAATTGATCCCTATCTAATTTTCTAGATAAATCAAGTACTGTAGATAGTACTGATTCAGCTTTACTTTCTGATAATGATATCGAATTGTTTATTGTCTGGTATAGTTTATTCTCATTGGCTAGCTCACTTTTAGTAAAATATTTTTTTACTAATGATGCTGCTCTAGAATTGCTGTTATTCATAGCATCGGAAGTAATCTTCCTTACTAGAAGTTCAAACAGAATACCAGTATTCTTGTACTTGTTGTGTTTTACTTTCATAAGTAGTGCGCTACTGTCAATAAATATTAAAATTATTCAACTTCCTCACGAATATTATCTTCATCCAAGAGGTTTTCTCCTTCAAATAAATTAACTTTTTGTTTAAACATACCTTTCAACATTTTTTCATTTTGAGCAAATATTGATTTAGTATTTAAATTTTCTAAAGCCACCCCTGTATTAGATAATCCCGGTCTTTCTTCTTCTCCTGATTTTGCTGTCATTCTTTTAGAACCAAGTGGATCTTTACCTAAATTACTATCCTGTGTTCCATAATCGGATGCAGAATCAGCAGGTCTTCCTTGGCCTAATGCATTTTCTGGATATCCAGGATCATTTACTTCATATCCTGTAGGAACACCTTTGCTTCCCGGATACCTTCCGGCACCATATAAAGAAGCTAATGAATGTGGTGTACCATATGCTTCACCTGATTCAGCAGGGTCGTTTCCTTCTGTTTCAATTTGTGCCTCTCTAAATTTACGTTTTTGATCTTCAATGATTAAATCTCTATATTCTTGATATTGATCTTCACTAAAGTGGAAAATATTATCATATATCCAATCTGTAGGCATTAACTTAGTATCCATCATTTGTTGAGCTAGGTCAACTTTTTCTTTTAATAATGCTGTTCTTTCTTGATCATATATAATAGAAGGTGTAGTTAATGATAATTCAAAATTAGTTAATGCAGAATCATCATATCCCTGTGCATATAAATGTACTAAAGCTATTTTAGTTAATTCAGATATTAATATTTTTTGTATTCTTTCAACTGTTCTAGCAAATCTAATATCTTCAGCAGCTAGTGTTGCTTTACCCTCTAAATCAGCTTCATACCCTAAATAAGCTTTTGGAACTTTAAGTGCAGAGAATAATTTATCTCTTAAATAAGTTACATCTTCAATAGCAGCATAATCTAAACCTTTTGTTGTTTCAATTCTAGTAGTAGCATCTCCACCTCTTACAGGAATATAAAAGTCTTCTAATATGTTTTGCATATTGAATTTTAAATTATAATCACCTGTATTTGGATCAACATAAGGAGTTTTTTTCATTTTATTGATCATTCTTTGCATATAAGTTTCTACTTCATTTGGTGGTATATTTCCAACATTTACAAAGAAAGTTCTTTTTTCTGGGGCTCTAACTATTCTATGGATCAACATTGCATCTTCCATTAATGTCATTTGTTTCCAAATTTTTCTTCCCGGTTCAAGATATGATCTACCATAAGGTAAATAATTAAAATCGGACAATAATCTGAAGTGTGCCATTTCGTAATTATCAAAAATTACTTCTTCACCAGTATTTACACCTACTGCAGGTGAAATTTGTTGAAACCCTAATGGGCTTTCAGATACTGAATAACTTGGATCATATTTAAACCTAACATCAGAAGGATTAGCAGGATCGACACCTTCTACTCTCATAATAGTATAAGAAGAAAAAGGTATCACATTAAATACTCCAAATTTTTCTGATATTTCTAATTTTAAATAAAAATCTCCATATTTTAACATATTACGTGTCCAAGACCATAGATTAAATTCTATATTTAATACATCGTAAAATAAGTTATATAATATTTTTTGTATTGTTTCATCAGCCGAACGAATTTGTAGTACTTCGCCCATGTCATTTCTTAAACAGGATTCATCAGATACTATATCTAATGCAGAAGCAACAATAGAATCAGTATCCATTGCCTCATAATCTGTATATAATTGAATTCTAGTAGAAGGATAATTAGCCTGCTTCATTGTGTTATAATTCAGCCCTCCTGTAGTGCTATACAATTTATTAAATCTATCGTATAGTGAGTTTGTTTGTAGTTGTCCTAAAGATTGTATTTGGTTAGAATCAATTACTTTAAGTTGATTCCCTCCAACATTCCTTATTACCACGTCAGTAGAAAATAATCTTCTTAATCTACCAAATAATGAAGTGTCTGCCATTTTTATAGTATATATAATAAATATTAATTAACCCAATAACCAGGAAATGTCCTCTTTATCTCCATGTGGGTTTTCCATTTCGTAAGGATTTTTAACTGTTGTACCACCACTATATATAGTAGGGGCTTGATGATTAGTTGAATGTATTCCACCTAATGCTGCTCTTGCCATATCAACACCTTGTTGTCTAAAATGCAAAGCAGTATCTCTTAAAAACATTCCTATTCCTAATGCCATAGTTAAATCATCGTTATAACCTGATAGTGCTTGTGCCTTACCATTTTTCCACACAAACGTTCTTAGTTCTTCTAATAATCTTTTAGAACGAAGAGTAACAGATTTCTCATGAAGATACGAAACCATTTTGGAGACAACAAGTGGTCTCGTCTTCATTGATGTAGTAAATCCAGGAACCATACCTTGTCCATTTTCAAATCTAGAAAGATATTGGTCTGCATTAGTCATTGATACATCCATTTTAGGAGAATAGTATAAATTTCTATAACCCCTATCTATTAATTGTTGAATTACAGCCCATCCAATATTAGCATTTTCAACTACAAGTAAAGCATCATTATATTCTGTAGCTATAGCAAATAATAAATTACCATAATCTTTTGTTTGTACTTGAGCTTTATATTCAGCTACTTGTGTTGCTTCTTCTATATCAAATATATGGAATGCGGAAAAATCATTCCCATCACCTCTAGCAACATCAGCTACTACTATATAGTCTCTAGAATAGTCTGGTATTTGCCATACCCATAAATTTCCATCTATACCTCTTCTTTCAACAGGCTCTTGTATATAAGTACTTTCATAAAAGTTTAATATATCTGGTTCTATAACAGTATCACCTGAGGTGCTAAAATCACAATCACATTCTTGTGCCGCCATTCTAGGCCCCAGTACTATATCTTGTTCATCTCTCCATTCTTGGTTTCTTTCAGGATGTACTGTCCAAGGTAATCTAATAGGTAAAAATGTATTTTCCCTTGCTTCTGCTTTAGCCCAAGTTGAATGAAACCAGTTACCAGTACCATAAGGTGTAGATAATGCTATACACCCTCCACCAGTAGCTAGTGTTTGTTGAGCTGAAGCAAATATCTCATCAATTCCTTCAATAAATGCAGCCTCATCAATTAATAATAAAGATACTGCTTCTGATCTACCAGCATCAGCACTCGCGGCTACTGCTTTAATTTGAGATCCATTTGCTAAACGTAATGATAATTTATTATGTTCTATTGTTTTTATTTGTAGCCATTTTGGTAATTGATCGTAAGCAAATCTTACTTTAGTTACCATATTTTTAGCAGTTTCTTGTTTAGTAGCTATACATAATACATTTTTATCTTTATGAAATAACATCATCCATAATGAATAAGCCGAACATAAGGTAGATATACCTAACTGTCTGGATTTATTTATTATAGTATAATCTTCATTATTCATGTGAGTAAGAACTTTTTCCTGGAATGGATAAAGATTGAATTTGATTCTACCTCTTTGTGGATGTTGAATTGTATAATATTTTTTCATAAAGTATATGGGATCCTTAGCACACTTTATGAACTCTTCTTTTATTATATGTTTTAAGTTTTCAGCCATTATTGTACTAGTAGTAGTAATATCGCTGCTCCCCCTACCATAGAAGTAATTTGGTAAAATTTTTTAAGACGCCTTTCTTTTTTATATGCCCTTTCTAATTCTTTAGACATATCTTTTGAAGTATCTAATTGTTCATCTTTAGTTGATAACATTGTTCTATATGTTTCAATTTGAGATCTTAAATTAGTATTTAATTCGTTTTGAGTATCAATTTTAGAATTAGTTTCTTTAAGAATTTGTTGTAATGTCTCTATTTCCATGTAAGAGGCATCAAACTTAATTAAATCCTGTATTACTAATTTAGCAACAGGCTTAGTTAATTGTATCCTGACTGTATCTGTAACGGTTTGTGAAAAACCACTCCAGCTCATTAGCATCAAGATCATTAATAGCTTTAATTTTAGCTTCTGTTTCAATTTTAATAACATCAATTTGTCTATTTAAATTATCAATTGTTTTATCATAACTAGATAATTTAGTTTCCAGTTGTTCTTCTATTAATTCCAGACTATCATTCACTTGCTCCAACTCATCTACTTGTTGCTGCAATTCTTCAATTTTATCTCTATACTCGGATAGGTCTATATCTTCTTTTTTATGAATTATGAAGAATATAGCAAGGGTAGTAATACAAAGTAATATAACACTTATTCGGTTCAAACCTTTTTTAAATTATTATACGCTTTTATAGTATCCTGATTAGATTTTAAGAAATCCATAGCTACCTTTTTTTCAAGTTCATTACCTGACTTGATTTTTTTGATACTATCTCTAATTTCTTGCTCTATCTCTTTATAGGCAGCAATAATTTTATCATTTTTGGTTAACTTTTTATTTAAAACCTTATCTCCAGCCGGTGCATTTTCTTCACCTGGGATTTCTAATTCAATCTCATTTAAACCCTCAGACTTAGCTATTTTTTGAATTTGTCTATCTAGATCATAAACTTTATCACTAAACATTTCCCCAGCATCAGAATGTTTTTTTATTAAGGCATCTCTTTGTTTAATTAAAGCCGCCATATCTTCAGCTTTATCTTCATCTAATGGTCTACCAATATCATCTACTCCTCTAGCTGCATCATTAACCCTTTCTACATGACCTTGAATATATCTTAAGTCGGAATTTTGATCTAATCCAATTTCAGTACCTAATGTGTAGATATCAGAAGCCGTCTCTACAACTTTATCAAATACTACCTTTGCATCACCCTGATCCTTAAGAGCAATTTTTTCTAGTTTAAATAAAATATCATGTAATTTAGCTAATTCAACAATTTTATCTTGTTCCTTAGCACTAGGCACACCATCAGTAAATTCACCTCTTAAAATGTCTTTAAATAAAGTTTGAGCACCAGGGCATATATCAAAATGGTTAGTTTGATATCCATATACATTTAATTCTCCCATTCCCTCTCTAAATGCATCTTCGTTAACTACTCTGATTCTCCAGTTTTGTAAACTAAAATTATCCATGATATTATATTTGCTATAAATATTTAATCTTGTAT